TTTTTGGCTCGATGCGGCACTTGCGGTGTGGATGGTTTGTACATCTATTTTTATTTGGTTGTCTAATAAACGCAAAGCCAACCAAGATGAGATCGATCAATTAAACATTCGCGCGCGAGAAGCCGAAGATCGAATATTGAAATTAGAAGCCATCAAAGATTATTTACCCAGCAATAAAGAAATTGGCGAAATACATAACCGGGTCGATCAAGTCGGGCAGGAGTTAATGGGGCTTAAAGGGCAAATGAAACAGATTAACAATACAGTCAATAATATCAACCAACATCTTTTGGCGGAGAAAAACAGATGAGCTTTGCTAAATTGATTGCTGAGGACCAGCGTTTTATTATTTTACGCGTACTTAGCGAAGACGCCGGTTATAGCCACAACGAATATGTGATTCAAGCGGCGCTAGAACAGCTCGGCCACCACATTAGTGCCGATGCCGTGCGCACGCAAGCAGCGTGGCTTGCTGAGCAGGGGTTAGTGACCGTCAAAGAAAGCGGCGTGTTAATCGCCACCCTCACCCAGCGCGGTGATGATGTTGCGCAAGGGCGAGTGACAGTGCCGGGGGTTAAACGCCCCCGCCCGGGTTTGTAATATGGCGCGCCAGTCCACCATCGCCAAACTCGCGCCCGATGTGCTGGCTAAACTTCAGGCGTTGTTAAGAGATCCACGGATTTCGCAACTGGAAGTTACCGCGCAAGTAAATGATTTGCTGCTCTCTTTGGGTGAGCGCCCCATTAGCAAATCGGCTGTTAATCGCTACTCGATTAAAATGGAAAAAGTGGGCGAAAAACTCCGACAGTCGCGTGAGATATCACAGATGTGGATTGGCAAACTTGGTGCGGCACCACAAGGCAACGTTGGGAATCTTGTCAATGAAATCCTGCGCACTGTCGCTTTTGATCTCTCTATTAAGTTGCAAGAGATCGATGACCCCGACGCCATGCCCGGCGTAATCAAGATGCTTAAAGAGTTATCGCTCTCGGTGATGCGATTAGAGGTGGCGTCCAGTGAAAATGTAAAACGTGAAAAAGAGATTAGAAATCAGGAGCGCGAAAGCGCAGCCGAAACAGCGGCATCAATTGCACGTAAAGGCGGCGCAACCAAAGAGACCATCGAAAACATCAAGGCCGGTATTCTTGGGGTGAGCCGTGACAACTAGCCTGGCAATACCCAACACGGCAGACCAACCCATCGATGGTGACCTGCCCACGGTATTGCTGCCGTATCAGCAAGCATGGATCGCGGATGACTCGCAACTCAAGATCGGCGAAAAGTCACGCCGTATCGGCCTCACCTGGGCTGAGGCTGCCGATAATGTTTTGATCGCCATGGCGGACAAATCCGCCGGTGGGCAGAATGTTTATTACATCGGTTACAACCAGGACATGGGGCTTGAATACATCGAGGCCTGCGCCATGTGGGCAAAAGCATTCAATTATGCAGCCAGCGAAATAGAAGAAGGCATCTGGGCGGAAGACCAGGAAGATAAGCACATCAAGACCTTCACCATTAAGTTCCCAAAGTCTGGCCATCGCATTGTTGCGCTCTCATCCCGCCCCGCTAATCTGCGTGGCAAGCAAGGCGTCATCGTGATCGACGAAGCAGCCTTTCATGACAAGCTCGGTGAGCTATTAAAGGCGGCGCTGGCACTGTTGATCTGGGGCGGCAAGGTGCGCGTCATCTCCACCCACGACGGCGAAGAGAATCCGTTTTGCCAGCTGGTGAATGAGATTAAGACCGGCTCACGTAAAGGCAGCGTCCACCGCACCACTTTTAAAGAGGCGGTTAAGCAAGGGTTGTATGAACGTGTCTGCCTGCGGCTCAACAGACTTTACAATAAAGCAGGCGAAGAGAAATGGATACGCGAGGTTTATGACTTTTACGGCGATGATGCTATTGAAGAGCTGGACGTCACACCCAAAGCCGGCAGCGGTAGTTATATCCCATCCATCCTGATCGAACAGTCAATGTACGATGCGCCGATTTTGCGGTTGGAATATGATGATGCCTTTGCCGCGATGAGCGGCCACCTGCGGCGAATAGATACCGATGAGTGGATAAAACAAAACCTCGACCCACTGCTTGATGGCCTCAACGGTAAAAAGATGCACGCCTACGGGCAAGATTTCGCGCGCAAAGGCCATCTCTCAGTGATATCACCCATGATGATTGCCGATAACCTGGTGCGTTGGGTGCCGTTTATTATCGAGATGCGCAATGTGCCTACGCGCCAGCAAGAACAAATCCTCTGGCACATCATCGAGCGACTGCCGCGCTTTCAGTCCGGCGCGATGGACGCTACCGGCAACGGTGAAACACTCGCCGAATATACGATGGACAAATTCGGCGCACGCATCGGCTGTATCAAGCTAAACGATGCATTCTATAGCGCCAACATGACCGCGTTTAAAGCTGCCTTTGAAGATGGTTTAATAAAGATCCCCCGGCATGCAGACGTGCGCCGCGATCTCCGCTCGATCTCATTGCAACGCGGTGTACCCAAGATTGATAAGGATGGCGAGTACGACGGCAGCGATGGCAGGAAGCGCCATGCCGATAGCGCGGTCGCACTGTTTCTGGCTTACTTCGCCACGCTAATGGATGTTGAGGTATTCGCTTATCACCGCGTAGAAAAAACGCACAAACCAGACAAAGACCACGACCGCTATGCCGTGCGCACCACCGCAGGCTTTAAACGAGGCATGTTGTAATGGAAAGAACCTCCGCCATCCTTGATCACACCGGCAAACCGATAAAGGTCTCAGACCTCTCCCGCCCGGTCGTAGCCAGCGTCACCGGCTTAAGCAAACGCTGGGATGAAGAGTCGGTCGCCGCTGGCCTCACGCCCTATCGCCTCGCTACTATCCTACGTGACGCCGCTAGTGGTGATGCATCGGCATACCTCACCCTCGCAGAAGAGATGGAAGAGCGCGATCCGCACTACGCCTCGGTACTCGGTACACGCAAGCGTGCCATCTCGGGTGTGTCGCGCACCGTTGAATCTGCCAGTGATGATGCGCACGATGTGAAACTTGCCGATGAAGTACGCGGGCTGCTACGTGACCCTGAGTTTGGCTTTGCCGTGGATGATCTACTAGACGGCCTTGGCAAGGGCTATAGCTCTATTGAGATGAACTGGGATACCAGCAAAACGCCGTGGGTGCCGCGCACCCGTACCGAAAAGATTGACGGCCATTGGCAAGAGGTCGAGGGTTATGCCTGGCGTGACCCCCGTTTTTTTGAATTCAACAGAAACAATACGCGCAAGCTCTGCCTGAAAAACGACGACGGCACCACTTCGCCGCTGCCGCCTTACCGCTTTATCACACACGCGCCCCGGCTTAAATCTGGTGCGCCGATTCGCGGCGGATTGGCGCGATTGGTAGCAGTGGCCTACATGTGCAAGAGCTACGCGCTCACCGACTGGCTCGCCTTTGCTGAAGTGTTCGGCATGCCGCTACGCCTTGGCCGTTACGGCAGCACCGCAAAAGAAGAGGATATTCGCAAATTAATTAATGCCGTGGCTAACATCGGCACTGATGCCGCAGCGGTGATCCCCGACTCGATGCGCATCGACTTTGAAAAGTCTGGCACCCAGAGCGGTGGGGATAAAATTTTTCAGGGGCTGGCGGAATACCTGGACAAACTCATTTCTAAAGCGGTGCTCGGCCAGGTGGCCAGCACCGAAGGGACACCGGGGCAACTCGGTGGCAACGAAGCGCAGGACGACGTGCGGCAGGATATATTGAAAGCGGATGTTAAGCAGCTTGAGTACACGCTTAATCGTGACCTAGTAAAGCCGTACATCGATTTTAATCACGGCGTGCAGGAGCGTTACCCCGCTATTCAGATTCAGGTTTTGGAACCGGAAGATATGGCCGCGCTGGTCAACGCACTCGAAAAGCTGGTGCCGCTTGGGTTACGCGTTGAAAAATCGGTGATCAGTGACAAGCTCGGCCTACCCGATGCGGCAGATGATGCCGAGGTGTTGCAGGCCGCTTCATCACCTGCCCTGCCATCTGGCACTGATGCCAATCGTGCGTGCCCTGGTTGTGGCCAACACCACGGCACCGCGCTTAATCGGGCAGATCATCAAGATGAAATTGACCGCTTTGCCGATGCCGCCAGTGATGGCTGGGAAGAGCAGCTCGCGCCGATTATCGATCCGATCCAGCGGTTAGCGGATGAGTCGGAAAGTTATGAAGCGTTTGAGGCGGGTTTGCCTGGGTTGTTGGAAGAGATGGACAGTGGCGAACTAGTTAGGCAGTTAGCACTAGAGACATTCAAAGCGCGCGGCCTGGGTGATGCGACGGATAGGAGCTAAGTGATGAGTACAATTTATGCAGTGGGAGTGGCATTACAAAAGGACGGGCAGAACAGGCAGTGCCGGATTAGCGCCTATACCGCAGCCAACAAATTCTGGTTTTTGTGGTAGAGATTAACTACAGATATACCCCAAACTGTCGTATAACACTCATTAATAAATAAAAATGATCCGTTTTAATTTCCCTGCTACCCCATCAAAAGAGGCCCTTACCTATTTTCGCGGCAAAGGGCTGCGAGTGGGTTTTGACTACCGCGATGTTTGGGGGCAAGAGCACGCGCACGCATTTACTGTGGCCAAGGTGGCCGAGCTTGATATTCTCGACGACATCAAAACGCAGCTTGATGCCGCGCTGGCCAACGGGGTGACCTACCGCGAATTTGCTAAAAACCTAAAGCCCACGCTGGCTAAAAAAGGGTGGTGGGGCGTGAGCGAAATGGTTGACCCGCTTACCGGTATACGCCGCGAAGTGCAGCTCGGCAGCGCGCGCCGCCTGAAAACCATTTATAACGCCAACATGCGCAGCGCGCGTGCCGCAGGCCAATGGGCGCGCGTTCAGCGCACTAAAAAAACACACCCTTATTTAGTTTATGAATTGGGGCCAAGCGAGGTGCGCCGACCAGAACATGTTGCGTGGGCGGGGTTGATATTACCCATTGATCATCCGTTCTGGCAGAGCCACTACCCGCCCAACGGCTGGGGGTGTAAATGCCGGGTAAGGCAGGTTTCAAAGCGCGAATATGCACGTTTAAACGCTACTGAAAACTATCGTACTACTGCGCCAGAGATTAAAACAAGACGTTGGACAAACAAGCGCAGCGGCGAATCGATTAATGTGCCCGTGGGGTTAGATCCCGCGTGGATGCGCAATTCGGGACAGGACCGCGTAAGGGTGGTGCGTGAGCGGCTCACGCAAAAGGTTGCCAGTGCAGATCAGCAGTTTGCACAAGCAGCGGTAAGCAGCATTATAAGGAGTCCGGTGCTTGATGCGTGGGTTGCTGCCCCTGAAGGCGAGCTGCCCGTTGGCGTATTAAACCGCGATATCCAGCAGGCGTTTGGGGCTAAATCTCAATTGGTGCGTCTCTCCGAGCAGACGTTAGATAAGCAGTCCCGCCGCCATAGCGAGTTGAATATCGATCACTACCGGCTGTTGCCAGGCATCATCCAGAGCGGCGTGGTGATTCGCCAGGGAAAAAACAAACTGGCGCTGTTTAAGCGTGAAGCGGGCAAGTGGCAAAAAGCAGTGGTAAAGCTCACCGCGAATGGCGAAAAGATTTACCTGGTGAGTTACCATCAAACCACGGCAAAAGAGGTACGGCGGGAAATGAAACGTGGGAAGGTGTTGCGGAGTGTCGAGCTGAATCAGTAGATCGCACGGTGGGGCCTGCCATCCAGACCGAAGCCCGGCAACCCCACATGATGCTCCAATTCTCGGTTCGAGAAC